AGTGCGGGTCATTTCCTGCGCTTGCTTCCAGCTCAGCATAATAAATCCTTTCAACGGGGTCTCATTATAGCCCGTGTTTTTTCTGCGAGATAAACCCAAACCCCTTGTATGGGGCGGGCTTGTACTCAACGAAGTTTGGCTTTTACCGAATATTCGATAATTCGACAGGTGGTAGTCAATAGTCGTGCGCTAACATATCCAACGACAACCGTTTTCACAATATGAGAGGCAACGTCCTTAGCCGTCTGAGCAATCTGCTCTGGCTCGATAGTTGATGGCTCAGTTCGCTCAACAATGTCGGAAGGTACTGGCTCGGTTTTGACAACCTTTACCTGGAACGCACGATTCTTAAACATGGCGCACCTTTCGTTAGGTTTCACTATAGCACCAGTAAAACCTGCGATGCAAAAATTTATAACACAGCCAAACAAAGAGAGCGTGCAAGATTTCTCTCAACACGCTCTCTTCATCTCGTCTTATGCGAATGGGGATTGGTAGATCACCGAAGTTTCATCACGAAACTCAGGGCTTTCGAGGTAACGACGTGCGCTCTTTCATAATTCAGGATCAACAGAATTCCGGCGAGATTTCCTGCAATATTGACCAATATCTCCGGGCTAACTGTGCTCTTGGAGTCTTTCTCCCTGAGCGCATAAAGCCGTTCGAGATTTTTCAACAATGAGTTGTACTCGTCGGAACCACTGTATACTCCATCCATTTCTTTCAGAACGTCGTCGATTGCCTTTTTGAGCGCCGGGTTTCCGGTTGTGAACTTCTTGATGAACATGTGTGCTCCTCTAACATTCGACTTCATTAAAGGGCATGTTTTATGTGCGATCTACCAGGTCACTGCTGAACCACCCTGAAGGTGACCGTCTTCTGGTTGACGAGCTCGTTCGGATCAGATTCGAGAGACAAAGTGAAGAGCTTCTTCGTGATGGACGAATCGACCGGATTCACCGAAGTCGTGATTTCCAGTGCTCCGTCATAACGCGAAGATTCGTTGTACTGCTTCGTTGCCAACCCAAGAAGGGCTCCAAGAAGAGCGTCAACCGCGGTGATTGTTCCAACAATTTGCTCCGCATATGGAAGAGCCCAGATCGAGGCCAGAACGAAGTAGAACGTTGCGATTGCCGGAAGAACGATCTGTGCGACGAACTTCAAGCCGTCGTACCACGCGTTGCTGAGATACAGTTTGCTGCTCGGAGTCGTGCTGATCTCTGACATATCACTTGTCCCTTGAAGAAGGAGTAACGGACTGATTACCGATCTCGGTATATTGGTCATGAGATGTTAATGGAAGTGCTGAGACGGCTTCCATAATGCGCTTCCCAACACCATTTCCGCCGCATTGGATATACGGCTCATAGAGACCCGTTACGTACTCTTCGTACTCGTCTCTTGTTATTGTTCCTCGCTGAATGTACTGTATTCCAAGAGTAGCCAGCTTATCGTACGCGAGACCAAGAAGTAATTTTTTGGTTGATGTTTTCATGCTGAGTCGTCGCACTACGTAAGCCCAGAAGCCCGACGAAGCGGCAAGAGTAACGAGAGACGTTACAATAAACTGTGCCCAGTCAGCCATATTCGCTCCCCTGCCGAGGTTGTTAACTTGTTTCTTTCCAAATACCGCCGACTTTCCCCCAAGTACGCGCGAGTTTCCATACGCCCCCGGCTCGAACGTATGGTACTGCTTCTCGCCAAACCGTTCCGTCCTTGATTCTTGCGCCAGCGATAGTACGAGCAGTACTACTTTCAGACCATGGTCCCCATCCAACTGAGTTTAGAGCTCTCGCCCAAAAATAATATGTCGTAGCTGGAAGTAGACCCGTTATTGCTTTTGGAGAATCTCCGTCAACCGTTGTCAATGGCGCAGAAGATGACGTTCCATAACCAACTTGATATGCGGTTATCGCAGCTCCACCATCACCATTTGCCGTGAATGTCGCCACACAAGTAATCTGGGTAATATCTGAAATTACAGGAGAACTAGTTGCGTCTGGAACACGAAGTGTTGTGGCTGTAGACCTTGCACTCCATGGACCTGCTCCCATAGCGTTTACGCCACGAGCCCAGAAATAATATACCGTTCCGGGGGTCAACCCGGTAACAGTTAGTGTTCCAGAGGACGCAACGAGTGTTTGCCCTGTATTCGGATCGGTTCCGTACGTTAGTTGCCATTCAGTTATTGCCGAACCACCATCGCCGTTCCCAGAGAACTGCGTAACCATAGAGGTCGACGTTATACTAGACAACGTAACCGATGATGTAGCTGGAGGAACTGTTGCTCGGTTAAGCCACACCGTAAAATCGGTAGGACCACCAAAACCGCTTGTTCCGGTTGCTCCGATATGGAACGTGACGTTTCCAGAACCCCAGTGGTTTGCTACAGCAACTCTAAGCCAACCTGCGCCAGCATTATAATTGGCGTTTCCACTTGACGATCCACCAACAACAGAATATGACCAAGGAAGTTCGTGGTCGTATGTTACTGAGTTATTCGAGTTCAGCCAGAATTCGACATTGTAATCACCACTACCAGGCGACCACTTGTCTCGAATCATCATTGTTGCGGAATTACCGGTGCTTCGCGTATAATCGGTCATCGATTACCTACACGATAATCTTGAAGTAGATATCTCCATCTGCGCCACCAGAAGGATCTGCCGTTCCAGAACTTATCCCAGCGGAAGTTCTGAATGCGGCTTTTCCAACGGGAATCATTGCCAAAACACCCGCGACATAGTCTCGAGTTCTGTTGATCTCTCGTGCCCCCCAACGAACGCGTCCTTCCTCTCCCGTATCCGGAACGAGGGAGAAGCCTGCAGCTTGGGCCTGATCTCCAATAGCCATATTTCCTCCTTCGTTGCTAAATTACGCGTCAGCCCAGTATTCGGTAAGGCCCATCTCAGACCAAACCTGGTTGTAATCCCAAGCACTCCACGATCCTGGGGTGATGAACGTATTTATGGCAAGAGTCGGGTAAGAACGCTCTCCTTCTGTGTCGGACACGAAAATCTGCTCTGTAACTTGCATGACATTCGTAACCCCGTCGACATTACGAAGCTCAACGAGGTCACCCAAATTGTAGTCTATACCATATGTGTATTGACTACGCTGGCTAAGTTCGCCATCGAAAGCTGAGAACCGTCGATGCTTCGACAACTCCTCTTTTCCTCGTTGAATCATTTTCGCGGAGGCATCAGCAGGAATCGTATCCGTAATATCATCGGCTCGTACCAAAAGAACACGTCGTTCAAAACTTTCGATATTTGGATCGATATCCGTAGCAACGACAACTTCGTGTCCAACAGGACTAAGCACATATGCTACATTCTTGTAAACTGCAATTGTCGTGAGTTCTGTTGTTTTTTGAAGGTTGTCGAGATCTGGACTAAATACGACTGACGGAAGAGTTGATTGAGATGTTGTTCTATCACTTCCCGTGTAAACATCGAAGTATAGAACGTTTGTCAGAGGCTCCCTAACAAGTCGAAAGCCTATGTCGTACAAGTCGCATATGTTCTTTATCGCGTCGTATACAGTCGCCGGCTCAAATTCGTACGTAATAACTTCCGACGGCTCAGCTATTGTATCTATTGGAAATATGGAAGCTTCGACAACGCCGTTGATTATATCGTCAGTTGAAACTACGCCAGTAATACAGATATCGTGAAATATGGTTCGAACAATGTCGGCTGGAGTATCCGTTATTGCCCATTTCGATGTAGAAATTAATCCACTCCACTGCGAAGCGGCAACCCGATCGACTAAAATAGATTCAAGAGACTCTCCTGATATTTCCAGTGTTGCCGATCCATCGTCTCCAGTACTGTCCTCGATAGTCTTTATCGTCATTACCCGATAGGACTCGTTCGTTACCAAATGAGTTCCAACCGAAAAACGTGTTCGGTTCTCGAGCGTAGAATAAACGATTAATTCGAAGTCGCCGATTGCTCGATGACGTTCAGTCCAAATCAACGATTTATATACATCGACAACTTGAACGCGACGGTAAAGACTATCGAGAATATACAACTCCATCACAGACCTCCGTATCGATTTGTATAATCGATCGTGAATGGAATTGCCGCACCATCCGTGTAGACACGAATATAATTGTTTCCAGGAGCAAATTCAATCCAATTGGCTTGTGGTGACATGCCATACAAGATTGACGAGGTTATCGCAGCCCTTGTCAGGGTTACGCTCTTTTCTCCAGAAATTGTGGAGATTCTTATAACATCTCCGCTAACCAATGATGCGGCAAAGTCTAGCGACCTAAGTGTTCCGTCAGGAGGTCTGTGATAGATTGTGAATGCGCCTAGATCTCGGTTGACACTCAGTTCAAACACGATTCCTGTTTCAACACTTCCATCATATGTGATCAAAGTTTCGGTTGTGTTTGAAACGGTATTTCCTTCAAGTGTCTCCGGAACCAATTCACGAAAATCAGGATCGAAGCAGATGATTGAAGCGTTAACGATGGACTCTTTCGAGAAGAGTTCCGTTTCGCACGTCTCTACCCTGCCGTCAATACGAACCGTTTGGCCATTACTATCGACAAATCGAAGATCGACAGTTGCCTTTGGCATGAAATACGTATACAACAAGTGCCGAAGCTCACGAACTGTTGTACCTGCGATATCTGCTTCAAATCCAAACTTCAAGATTATATTTCTGATTTCACGTCGACTAGAATGATATTGTGCGCCGTCTTGCTGAGCGAAAGAAGAAGACACCAAAGTCGCCTTTACCGGATCAAGACCGGTAATCTCTTCGAGAACTATTCCATCTGTAATATCGTCAAGAGGAAGCGTTAACAGTGAACCTTGACTACTTCGTACTTCGACACTAGTTAGCATTATCTCTTGACCCCCCTCGCGACGGAAAGCTGGTTCTTTGTTTGCCTATAAATTTCTGCAGGTGCTACAGCTTTTGGCGACGTTATATTCTGTGTGAAGTTATATTGGTCTCCGCCACTGGAACTAGAGTTTGCTCCATCCGTAGACATCTGATTGTCCTTATAACTGGTTGAAGCTTGTTTTGCGGTAGTCCTAGTGGTTTCAATTGATATTGGAGCCATTGAATCGAGAATTGCAGCAATTTGACCAGAACTCTTCTTAACTCCAGAAAGATCTAGAACAGGAGTCACTGTAGGAGTAAGATCCATATCTTCGCTTACAATAGTCGACATATTACTTAGAGAGTCTCTAAGAGAATCAATCGCCATAAGTCCAAGATCTTCGGCTGACGCAGTTACAAACGAGGAATAACGCGTAAGACCGTTAGCCAAGCCCTCATCCGAATAACGTCCGAGAGCAAAGAACTCTTTTGATGGAGAACTGATTCCTAGCGCGTTCTTTGCTGCGTTCAAGGCATTCTTAGCAATGTCCCGTGCTTTATCTGCAATTCTTCCAGCTCCAGCGGCAAGACCTCGGATCATCCCTTCGATGATCGCCGTCGCAAGATTCGCACCAGCTTCGCCCATACGAGACGAGTTGTTTCGAATAGCGTTAGCTAGACCATTGATAAAGTTGATTATTAGATTAACACCAGAATTGATGATCTTCGGCAAGCCGTTACTAATTCCGTCAATGAACTTGGAGATGATCTCAAGAGCAACCGTAACAATTTTCTCGATATTATCACGGATTCCTTCAAGAACTCCCGTGATAATCTTAAGACCAGCACGATACATTTTTGGAACAGCGATTGTTAACGCGTCAAGCAGTAGGAAAAGCAATTGCATAAGCAACGCGATTGCTTTTGGCGTAACGTTAGCTATTGCGTCAAGAAACGCATTGAGTACCGTTGTGAGTGCCGTGGTAATAGCCGGCCCAGCAGTCGCGATAACCTGTGCGAACAATATCAAACCTATTCCAATTTGCTGCATAACCAAAGGAATAAGTCCGATTAGAGCTGCAACAATTCCTACAATCGCTGCAGCACCTGCAGCACCAGCAACACTCAATGCGGTAAGCCCTATCGAGAACGCAAGAACACCAGCTCCCGCAGCAAGCATACCAACACCGATAAGAGCAACTGCAACACCAAGAGCAAGCAACGTCGGAATTACTGGAGTAAGTAGTAGTCCCGCTGCGCCAATAACAACAAAGACACCGGCGAGCATGAGCAAACCTTTGCCCATCTCCTCCCATGACATTTGACCAAACATCTGAAGTACTGGAGCAAGCAGCGTCAATGCCGCAACGACTACGAGAAGAGCCGCAGCACCAGCAAGAGCTCCAGTCATGAGCATAAGAGCGCCAGCTATAATACCAAGAGAACCTGCGAGAAGGACCAGACTTTTTCCGATCTCCTCCCATGACATAGTTGCCATATCTTTGAGTGCGGTTGCGATCATACCAAGAGACATAGCAACAACAAGAACACCAGCCGCAGAAAGAAGTGCTGTTGGAGGAATCAAATATAGCGCTGCTCCGATGAGAGTAAGCGCTCCCGCCATAACAGTTAAACCTCTACCAATTTCTGCCCAGGACATAGTCCCCATCGTCTTTATTGCGTCTCCAATCATACCAAGAGACATAGCGACAACGAGAATTCCAGCAGCAGTAAGAAGAGATGTTGGCGGAATCAAATATAGAGCAGCGCCGATAAGGGTAAGACCTCCGGCCATTGCGCTAAGTCCTCTGCCGATCTCTTCCCAAGAAAGAGCAGCCATGTCGGTCAAAGCACTAGCAAGGATTTTAACACCGGCAGCTAGGAGAACAAGCCCGAGTCCCTGTGCAAGTCCACCTTTATCTGCTTCCATGAATTTTGTAAACAGAACAAGGCTTCCCAAAAGAGCACCAACGCCAGTAAGACCTTTAGCCATTTCTTCCCAGGACAAACCAGACAAGTCTGTCACAGCACCCGCTAGAAGTTTTACTGCAACAGCAAGAACTATCAGTCCCAAACTTGTCGAGATTAGTTTCTTGTCGTCGGGCATATACTTAACCGCAGCGACAAGACCAGCTAGAAGTGTTGTAACCCCGAGAAGGCCTTTAGCGAGACCTTGCCAATCCAGTTCGGCCAATTTCTTTACTGCAGACGCAAGAATATCAATGGCAATTGCGAGAAGAATCATAGCTCCAGTAAGAAGAGCCATCTTGCCCATCTCGTCTAGATCTACAACTTTCTCAAATATGGCCATAGACGCAAACAACTGCGTAAACATCACAGTGATTGCGGTTAATGCTCTCGTGAGTCCAGCAGCATCAATTTTCGATAATGTTGATACAGAAAGTGCAAGAACACCGATAGCCGCGGCAATGAGGAGTAATGTAGTTGCCCGAAGCGTATTTTGAAGAGCGCCGAGTGTATCGGTAAGTTGACTGATCGAATCGTTTACATTATCGATAAATCCCCCGCCACCTCCGCCTAGGAAGTTTCGGAGAGCGATTGTCAACGTCGCAAACAAGCCAGTGTTTATACTACCGAGAACGTCGCCAAAGTCGATTCCGCCAAGAGCCGACGATATTGAAGATCCAAGATCACTAAAGAACGTAGACATGTTCGCCGCAATTGGTTTGAACATGTTCCAAACGTTCTTAAGAATCGAACCTAGTTTATCCCAAACTTTGATAATGAAATTGCCAATATTTCCAACAGGTTCAAGTTTTGAAACAACTCCGTCAATACTTTTCATAGCTTCTTGGCCGTCAATATTCTTGAAGACCGACGCTATAATCTCGCCAAATTTCTTGATAAGTCCAATCGGAATAGCAAGAATCTGACCGAGCTTCTCAAAGAACCTTGTAAGGCCGTTTCCTTCAACAATCGCATTGCGAAGACCCACAAGAAAATCACCAATGTTTGCGGTGACCTCTAGGAATCCGCCACTACCATCACCGACAACACCAAAGAGATCTAGTAGTGTTTTGGCGACTTGTTTAACAACTTCCCATCCAATACTCAATACAGCAAATACACCAGCGAAAGACCGCTTAATATTATTTGCGGTAGTTCCTCCTATTTTGAGGTTCGCGGTGAAGTCTCGGATAGCAACGCTCATGTCGTAAAGTTGTTTACCTGTTGTGGCAGGAAAGATCTCTCGGAAAGCATCTTTGATCGGCTTTATAACCGCGATCAACGCATTGAAAGCGTTTGAAATCGCTTCGATGATTACCGTTCGTCCGCCGAGTTCTTTCCAGTCGCCAAGAACTTTGTTCCTAGCTTCTGCAGACGCCGATATGAATCCACCAAGAACGTTGTTGACATCGGTAAACATTGTTCGTGCTTCTTCGAAATCACCAAAGATCATTTGCCAGCTTTGTGCCCAGCCTGATGTTGCTGATTCCTGAAGTGTGTTGATAAGTTGAGACATCGTCTTGACTTTGGTAGCCGCGTCTTGCGCGGTCTTACCCATCTTGAGAATGCCTTCTATCTGCTGCTCGTTATAGCCCATTGTCTTGAGCTGAGAGGCAGTAAGATCGCCAGTAAACTTAGACAGCGTCTCGGTTAGGATGTCTGATGTGAGCCATCCCTTCTCGAGAGTATTTCTAAAACTTCCAGCGTCCTTGACCATCGTGTCGATAGCCACACCATGCACGCGTGCGGTCTCCATGATGGCATCTTGAAATACTTTTCCACCCATACCCGCGTTGACGACTGAATTCCAGTCCATCAAAGTAAGACGACCAGCAGCAAGCGCCTGTGAGAGCTGATACATCGCCGTAGATGCCTGCTCAGCGTTTGAACCAGAAATAGCCGCTAGGTTAGCAATACCTTTAATAGCTTCCGTCGCTACTTGCAGTTTAACACCAGCCGCGGTGAATGTTCCAATATTCCGAGCCATCTCAGAGAAGTTGTAGATGGTCTTATCGGAGTACTCGTTCAACTCGTTTAGAGCCGCGGTTACATTAGAAAGTTTGGTACCTTCGTGTGCAGTGTTCGCCAAAATAGTCTGAATTGCATTCAGATTAGTCTCGTATTCAGCGAGACCGGTTTTGATCGGATCGATCGTAAGAGACTTTATAAGCATTTCTCCAGCATTAACTGCCTTGTTGGCGATGTTTGTTAATGCCGTTATGCCAATAATAGATAGCGCGTGGAATCTATTCGAGATGGCGTCTACTGCAGAAGAAATATGACTTAGTTGAACATTTTTTCCTGCGGCAGCAATTCCGTCAAGACCTTTGGTGGCTCCGTCGAGTTTCAACCCAGTCTTGAGTCTATCGAGATCGCCAAGCGTCTTTGAAACACCTGTTCCAAATTCTTTGTTGTCAAAACGCATAGCAACAACGCGTTCGTCAATACTCGTGCTCATGCCGAAGTCACCGCCTTCCACACTTTAGTAGCGATTTTGTCAAACACTGGACGCATAGCTGGATTTATGAAATCTTGTCCATTCACGTAGCCACCACTTCCAGTACCATGGCCATACTGGAGCATGATTACTACTGGAAAACCATTTTCCACATTCGAGTTTGTCCATACAATTTCGCTCATACCATTTTTCGACGATGCCTCAAACGACCACGAATTTGAGGCGAGTCTGGTATCTGCTGGAGTAGCTGCTGATAAAGCACTAACTCCTAGTTCTCCGCAGAAGTTAAGTATAGACAAGATATCCAGTTTCTGAACTCTTTTCAGATACTGTTCAATATTGGCGAAAGATCCGGTAACGACGAAGGTTATCACGGTTCTCCCTACGTCTTGATAATATACTGAATTGTCAGATATGGCTGGATGTTATTGTGTGCTCCTCCACCACCGGTATTACCTGCGGCGCTAGACGGCCAAGTTCCGTTGTTGTTAGGATTGAAACCCGAGGGCCATGCCGTGTTCTGCAACGGTATCGATGCCGAACCAACTACTGTTATTGAGTGGTTGTGTTGCGGAATTTCAGGAATAGTAAGTGTGTGTGTTTTTGATCCTCCGCTTTCTCCGATAGTGTCGAACTCTGTCTGCGTAGCATCATAACCAACTGGAACTCGTCCCTTAAGATTTGGGACGTTGAATGTAGTTGAACCATCGCCAACACCATACAAAGTACCAGTTATTCCGTACAACGTGGCGTATGTTGTTCTACTAATAGCAGCACCGTTACAAATAAGCCACCCGGTTGGCGCCGTAGATCCAGACCACAGTCTAATCTCGCCAGGAATACCAAACAATGACGACGCTAACGTTGCTGTAGCAATATCATCAGTAAGAATTGTGGCATTTGCGATTTTGATTGAGGATACTGCGCCATCCGCAATTTTGTCAGTTGTCACATTAGAATCTACTATTTTTGCAGTGGTTACTGCATTAGACGCCAAGTCTTCGGCAACGATTGTTCCGTTCGCAATCTTTCCAGATGTAACTGCTCCGTCAAGTAGTTTATCTGTAGTGACCGAACCATTCGCGAGTTTATCTGTAGAGATTCCACCAAGCATTGATGCAGGAGTAACTGATCTAGTATCGTCCGTTCCAGTAAGAACCTCAGTAGCGGTAGCTAGTTCTACAACACCTTTAGTCGTCGTAGTTGCATCTGGAACAGCAACAAGTGCATATCCAGCATCAACGGTTTCTCCATCAAAGCGAGAAAGGATTAGATGACCAGAACCGTTGATAAGTCCGCTAACAATCGAGGCAGCTTCAATTGCCAGCATGCGCGCTTTTGTAAGTCCGTCTACCGTAGCCATGGTCCTCCTTTCATAGCGAACTTATCCGGTAAGAATCTTCACTTAGATATACGGCAGATGGCCACGTTATCTCAAACGACGTATCGTCTATGAATTTAACGTATTCGTCTGGACCTATAACGGTAAATGAACCATCGCCATTATCGATTACTCTTACTATTGCGTTGTTTTCAAATAGATCCAATATTTCTTGCGGTTCAGGAAGTCTAGGCGCTACCGAGTCAGTTCCGTAAAGTATATTCTCAAAAGACTCAACTACCCAAGAGTATGCTTTAGACGTATCGACAATCAAGTGTGCCGTCTTTGATACGTTTAGAAGATTAACTGGTTTAGTCGAAAATTCCCAAACGAATGGATCCGCTTCTGAAATCGTATACGATATTGGCGATGGCCTAAACAATACGTTGTACACGATATGAATAGTGTACTCGTTATCGCCACGCATAGTTCGATAACTTAGGCCTAAAGAGCGACGTCGTTGTTGTATCATCGCAAACTCAAACAACGAGTCCGGATATGTAAACGCGGTTATAGTTCCAGAAAACGCTGCTTCTTTCTGTCGGTTATGTACTTTTATACCGTCTACATAGCGAATAGTCTCAAATTCAAGACTTTCGTTCTGTACAACAGTAATAAGTCCACTCCAACTCTCCCCCGGGGAATTTTGAGGGTATAGAACGCCTCTATCAATTCCGAAAGCGTGCGTTTTCTCGTAACTCGTCCATGAAAGTCTAGTCACGAGAACTCCATTCTACGCAAACAATGAAATAAGCGTGTCTGGAGTTGGCAACGATGAATACTGACTTTCATTTCCGTATAGCAGATTCTCCAAAGTTGAAAGAACACCGGTGTTCGCATATCTCGAATCCACAGCATAATGTGAAGTTCGACGATAACCTGTTACGGAAGGCGGACAGGTAGACAAGGCCCAAGATAGAACAGTGGCGTTCGTCTTATCGGAATTACTTATTGCCGAACGTTGCGATGGAGAAGCGAGTGCACCGTACACTAAATGAATCTTGTACGCATGCTCTGAAAAATCAATGTCGTTTCCTATAAACGTCCGATATGAAAAACCAAACGAAGTTCTAGGTTGCTGAGTAGCGTATAAACCGTTGTGGATCTCGACTGTTCCGTCACATGAAAGAAATGCCAACGGACAACCGTATGCGTCGATGGTTGCTTGGTATTCTTCAGAAGATGCCAAATTTAGATATTTAACACCATCTATATAATGCGGTCTAGCCTCAGCACCAGATGGAGACTCTACGACAGAAATCAGTCCAGTCCACGG